GCTTTTATTGCTTCAAGCTTCATTAAAAATTCAGCTATATCAACTGGTGAACCTGCTTTAGTAACAACAGCTCTCAAATCATTCGGATTTTCTACTTTATTATAAGATGAAAAAGCACCTTGTTCGATTCTGTAATTCGATATAACAGAACTATCCCTGAAAGCAAATTCAACAAATCCATCAACTTGTAAAGCCAGTTTATTATTTAAATAAATTCCATAGCCAGGTTGTGATAATCCAAGATAATCAAATATGGCTTCAGTAATTGCATTAAATTGAGTTAATATCTGGAATGGTATTTGTAAATTATTCAATAATGCTGGAATGCCTGAACTCATGCTTGCATCCCTGTATTGAAATTATTATACAACATTCCTGTCATTGCTGGCTTTATTGCTTGTGCTATGCCTTTTGCGTCTGTAGCTTGAGTATTGATGTTTATATTATTAATTTTAACATCATTGGTTGATGTATTATTAGTTGTAGCATTAGCTGTTTTTGAAAGCGCACCATTAGCAATTGCCATCGGTGTTCTCATATTTTGCATATAATTTTGAGCATTTTTACTAGAATAGAGTTTATTTAATTGATCGGCTACAATAGCTCTATTTGCAGAATCTCTCTCTATTTCTTTTGGACGTTCAACATATTTTGAATAGCCTCTGGCAAATCCTGAAGCTGTACCACCACTTTCAGCTCTGGCACGTTCCCAATTTTTGCGTTCTTGGCCTTCTCTTATTTCATATAAAGCAAAATCAATCTGCTCTTCCAGGGATGATCCTTCTAATGACTTATGATAGCGTTCTTCAAAAACTTTTTGTCTGGCTTTTTCCCATTGAGCAATACCGCGACCTGGGCCGCCGCCTATTTGCTTAGCATTAGGATTAAATAACGATTCCTCATACCAATTCGCCATAATCCCTAATGATTCTTCTTTGCTCATTCCTTTGGCTTGTAGCATTGCTAATATACGATCACCATTTTCTGTTTTATAAGCATTTTGATTAAATACTTTTGGATTTTTCTTCAATGCTTCTTCATTCTTTTTTATCTCTTCTTCTTCGCCTGTGCCTAATTCTTTCGGATAAAATAGCAATGCCAATGCACCTAAAAACTTTGTTAAGCCAAGAAATCCACCACCACCAGCCGCTGCGCCTATTGCTGTTATTCCTGTTGCTACTCTAAATAATCCAGCTGCCAATAATCCAATATTAGTTATCATTGGCAAAAATCTTATAGCGATCAAACCTAATAATATATTTTGCCAGCCGCCCATTTTTTGAGCTAATTTATCTATTTGATCAATAAAAGGTTTAATTTCTGCTGACCATTTATTGAACATTACAACAAGATCATCTTTATGTGTTGATATCCAATCACCAAATTCTTTGAATTTTTCTATTAAAAATTTCAGTGCTGGAATTAATGCCAAAACAATATCATCTGATATAGAACGAAATTCATCGCCCATTTTAGACAATTCTTGTCTCAATCCTTGGGCTTTTTGTGTTGCTTCTACATTTCGTTTTGCATTTTCCTTCATTGCCTCAATTTGAGACTTTACAGCATCCGTTCCTTGTACAAGAAAATTAAAACTTCCTTCTGTTTCACCCCACATTTTAGCCAATGCCAAAGCATCCGCTTTGCCATATTTATCGGCAGCAATTTTTAATATTCTGGACTTTTCCAGCATCCAGCCTTCAGTATCGTTTTTAAACTTTTCAGGATCGAATTGGCCTCCAAGAGAAAAAAAGCTTAAATCCCCTACATGAGCACCAGCAAGCATTTCGCTTACCGCCGCACCACCTTCATGAGCAAATGATATTGTTTCTTGTGATGCTCTAGCTAATGAATTAGCTATTCCTTCGGCTGTACCGCCAGCTTTTTCGGCTGCCATTTGCCATGCTTGGATTTTTTCAGGGGCCATTTCCATATTGGCTGCTGTGAATCCCAAATCAGCCATTTGGCTAACAGTATTTTTAATAAGTCGCTCAAGCCCTAAGCCACCTGTAAATAAAGATATAAGAAGCAATGCTTCATTGCGTATCTGCTTAAAGAATAATGCTCCTTGCGCGCCATTTTTCTCTAATGCTTCAGCGGTTGTTTTGGATGCTTTTCTTGTGCTTTCTAATGACTTATCAAGATCATCTACGCCTTTTTTAGCGCCAGCGTCTTTGAATCCAAGCTCAATGAATAATGAATCTATAATTGATTCGCTCATTTATTTGTTTCCTGAGCACGTTTATTGGCAATATAAGCATTATAGGAATCAACTGTAATTATTTCGATCATATCGTGTAAATCTCGTTGTCCATATACAGTCTGTAATTCGTGAAGTGTGGCAAGGCGTTTGCTGACTACTAAGCCGATAAAGCTAGATATATTGGCATATTCGATACTCTCACTATCTTCAATGTCAATATATCTATAGTCAACTACTTGTCGGCTTTCAAAAAATCCAAATGCAGCATTAAAGCTTCTTTGCGAAGTTTTGCTAATGTCAATGGCTCTTCAATATCATCCGGTATCAATTCACGCATAACCAATTGATTTTTAATATCTGGAATTATTTTAATGCAAGATAATAATTCATCTAACAATGGTTTTAATGCTGAATAATCAATATTGCCAACAGTTTTCGTTAAAACCGCTGATAATACAGCCATCATGCCCATTTTTTGAGCATTTTTGGGAATATCTATACCTGCATTAATCAATACAAGCATAGCTCTATATCCCCATTCTTCAGACATAGCCGCTGGCATTTCTGTGATAAAAAAATGTTTGCCGGAATCACGTCCACATTTCTCATCACAAATAAAAGTTTTTGTTAATCTTGCCATTACACGCCAACCATCACAATTTTTTCCCATTCAATTTTGAACGAGATAGGTTGCGTGATTTTACGAACATCTGGTATAGATTTGCCGCTGATTAAAATACCTCTAGTACACATATATTTATAGCCCAAATCAGGTATAACGATAATAGCCTCAGCTCTATATATTGCTCTAGCTGTCCGTGATGCTTGTAGCCAATTAATAATCATTGGCACGCCATTAGAAGTAGGTTGCAATGTGATTGTTTGCATAACGCTATTTGGTACAAAACCACCTAATAATTTACCGTCCAGAGTCATTGCTGTCTCTGCAATAACAATTTCATCTGTGCCAAAAGGATTATCTGCACTAAAATGATTGAGCACTTGCGGTACAGGATAAAGACTTGTTACCGCAAGCCCGAAAGTGCAATTTGCCGCTGTTAATGTTTTTTCTGCCATTTCGAATTATCCTGTTTATTGTAATAAGATTGAGTTCATATTAATATGTTGAACCGATTGACCATCCATATACCAAAAGTTCATGACTGGACTTTGGCGGTTTCCGCGTGCTGTTGCGCCTGGGTCTTTTACCTGTAAATAATAACCTTGTGCATAAAGTGTCTCTTCAATTCCCACTACACCGGATAGATTAGTAACAGCTACTACTTGAGTTGATGAAGGACGCACACCGACACGAATTGCACCATAATTGATAAATGAATCTATATCATCCCGTAATGATAATTCGATCATGCCATGATAACCGTAATCGTTATAGGGAATAGATGGTACACTGGTTAGCAATGTCATCAAAGTGCTTTGCATCTTGGAATTCATGTAAATTTGATTCACATAGGAATCTATCCAATCGAAATCACCACCACATTGACCAGGATATAAGAAATTAAATCCTTGCGCCGCTGTTGCATAAGAACCATAGAAGTTATAACCATTCGCAATAAGAATATCGCCTGTCGTTTGATTTGTTACACTTGGAATAATGCCTGATTGTTCTTTAAATGCAAAAGTAGGACGGGCATTAAGCTGATTAAAGTCTATACTTGCAGCAATACCGCAAACAAAAGCCGCGTGTGTGACTTCTCTATAGATAGCAGTATAGCCGCTATAATTTGCCGCTTTCATTACCGGCCCGTAACTAGTCGTATCATTGGCAACAATGGCATTAACATCCGTATCCCAACATACATAAAGATAACGGTTATTTTTACCATTTGACCATTGCGTAAATAATGTCTTGTCAGCCAATACAGGCTCAAAAGTGGTCATAAATGTGGCCCAATTTTGGCTTATATCCGTGATAGCTGTCATTGCTGCTGTTGGATTAGTAATTGCTGCACCTTGAGATAATGTGCCAGCATTTAAGCCTAGATTAGCTGCAATTGTTCCTGTACCTTGAGTAATCGTTGAAGATGCACCAGTAGTTCCTGATGTAACCACAAATGCACTTGATACACTATCAAATGTGCAAGTAACTGTTGTAAATCCAGCTGCGACTAAAGCTGCCTGTATGATTGTGGCGGCATTGCTAAAACTTGTTGCGCCTGTTAAATTTATTGATGCGGTAGTATGCGATACACCATCAATGGTAAAAGTAAGCGTACCAGAATAGGTTTTTAATGTCGTTAGCGTAACCGCCGCTAATGATGTTCCACGAATATAAGCCGCAACTGCTGCTGCATTAT